TTGGAATGCCAGCAACATATTGGTCCGTCGCTTGTCTCGCTTAAGGTCTTTCACCTTACCCCACAGTCGAGCACCCTTGCCGTAACCGCCCCGCTCAAGCATACGAGCAAGAGCATGGACCTCCCAGACAAACTTGCAGAAAATGACGAAGGGCTCATTGTCCACGTGCTTGTCGATCAGCTTCCTCAGTTTACGCCGCTTGCTGGTACCGATCCTGTGGATCTCTCCCTCTTCGTCCTTGATATGTCCGCCTGTGATCTGCTGGAGTTTTCCTATCTGCGTGATACGCAGCGGAGTCTTGACAGTGACGCCTCGATGTTTGACGACCATAGTCTTTTCAAGCTGACGATACTTCTTCTCCTCATCGGGGTCCAGACGGACATACACCTTGCGCTTCTTCGCTCGAGTGATACCGGCTTCTTCCTTAGTGATCCGTAGCACGTGAGCCGAGACCAGATCGGCAACCTCCTGCATCTTCTCAGGCTTGATCGGTGCCTTGTTCTTCTGGATCCTCAGCGCGAGCATCAACTTCTGCCGCTTGATGACGCCTGCCTTCTTCAGCTTCTCAGGATCGATGCTCGGCTCGACGAGATATTCCTTCTCGAAATCACCCCAGCGAGTACCGAATACGTGAGGAGCAATGAAGCGGAACACCGCCCACAGCTCTCGAGGGTTCTGATCGATAGGAGTACCGGTCAGCACGAGGCGTCGCTTCGCGTGAGCACTGAGCAATCCTGCGTCCCTCGAGCTGCGTGAGGAGCGATTGCGTAGGCGCTGCGCTTCGTCATACACGATGCGATCCCAGCTCAGCCTGCGCAGCTTCTTGACGAGTGGAGTCAGTGCCTCATAGTTGAGCAGCAGGATCCTGTGCTCGGACTTGTCCTTCTTGAACGAGTCGAGGTCACGGTGCACCGAGTACCAAGGCAGCTTCTCCTTGAGGAACTTTACCCAGGTGCTTTCTAAATTGGTCAACGGCCCAACGAGTAGAACGCTTTTTGTTAACTCTCTTTCGACCTCGAGGACTGCGCCCGTAACCCAGGTCTTCCCCGTGCGTTGCTCGAAGAGTGCGGCAAATCCATCTGTAGAGACGATCGCCTCGGTACCCCTTACCTGATGCGACCTGAGCTGCTTTAACCAAGGCGACCGCTTGCGAAGGCGTTTCCACGATACACGCGATAGATCCACGCTCTCGGTATTCCTCGAGCTGCTCAAGCTGTAGGACTGAGGGGGCGCCTTCGAACGGGACTTTGACTTCGAACGCGAAGTGGATCGCGAAGACTTGGCCATGAATACACCCTACAAGATCAGGTTGTCCCGACTCCTGAAACATGGAGCCATGAACCTTGAATAGCTTAGCGCCTTCTTTCTTCAGCGCCTTCGCTATACGTTGCTGGAGTCGGGACTCGGCCTTCTTAGCCACGATCAGGCCGCTGCGTGAGCAAGGACGCCGCCATGCTACGAACCGCAGGGTCGTCATGCTTCATCATCCGCGCGGCGATGCTACCGACGACATCACCTGTCTCCTCGCTGCGCTTTTCGAGGACAGTACCCTGTCGCGTCAGGTCAGTGTCAGGTCGCTTCATGCGATCACCCTGAGTGTGCCTGAAGTTGTAGAAGTCCTCGATGCGCCTGAGCACCGCTATATGATGCTCGCTGTCGCACTCAGGATCGTCATTGATGAGCTCGCCGTAGAACTCGAGCACAGTCACTGCGTGAATGTCGCGGGCGCGGAACAGAAACACAGGCTCGTCGGCGGGGATGGCTTCTCCTGTGGCCGAGTTGACGATTGGGCCCGTGACGTACTTGGGATCATTCATGGATTGGTCTCCTGAAAAGAAAAGGGCGACACCCGTTAGGATGCCGCCCCTCTCAATCGATCATTTGAGGACGGCCGAGATTAGTCGTCGTCTTCCTCGAGCAGGTCCTCTTCTTCGAGGGCCTCGATCACAGCAGCCACCTTCTTCGGCAGCTTCTTGTAATCGTCGAGGTCAACGTCGAGGTCGTGCTCGTCGATCAGCTCCTGGAGCTCATCTTCGTCCATGTCCTCGACTTCGTCGCGGTCGAGCTTCTTGGGCTTCTTCGAAGCTTTGCCCTTCGAACCCTTCTTGCCCTTCGCCGGCTTCTCGTCCTCGTCGTCGTCCTCATCTTCGTCGTCGTCCTTGGACTTCGACTTCTTCGAGGACTTCTTGCCGCGGGCGGGCTTTTCATCCTCGTCCTCGTCTTCATCCTCATCGTCGTCGTCGTCGGACTTCTTGCCCTTCTTCGACTTGCCGGCGTCCTTCTTGGACTTCTTGCCCTTCTTGGGCTTGTCGTCCTCATCCTCGTCCTCGTCGGCGTCCTCGTCGCCGCCCGAGTAATTCTCGAGGCTGTCGAAGTCGGTCATCTTGGCCCGCTTCTTGCCGTTGTAGGTCTCGTGCGAGACCACGCCGACACAGCGTTCGCCGACCAGGTCGGACAGGTCGATGTCCATTTCGTCCTCGGGCACTTCGACGCCGAGGGCGGTGAGGAAAGCGTGAAGCTTCCACAGGGACTTCTCGTCGAGGGTGCAATACAGCCAGAGCTTGACGCCCTTGTACTTGCCCTCGGCGATCTCGAGCGTGAACTCGATCTGGTCGTTGTTCTTGCTCGAGGTGCCCATGACGGCCTCGAGCACCTCGACGACATAATCACCCTCAGGCGGGGTCTGACGAGACTCGACGCCTTTGAAGTTGACCTTCACCGAGGAGGCTTTCGCCTTACCTTTCTTGGCACGTGCCATACTATTCTTGTCCTTTCATGATCTTCTTGATCTTCCGGAAGGTGGGATCTACAATGTAATCAGGAGCCTCGATCCCTTTGGGCTTTCTGATCTTGGTGGTGTAGACCGAGTTCGGTCCCACACGCAAGCAGTATTGTTTCTCGACCGTCTTGGTCTTCTTCAGCGTCTTCTTATCCTTGGTCGTAGTGACCTTGATGCGGATGAAGGTATTGCCGATGATCGACACGCTGGCGTTGAGGTCGTTCTTGACAGACGGCGACAGACGAGGACCAACCTCAGGATCGATCTGACCCAGACCGTCGTCCTCTTCGTCACCGGCGTTGAAGATGCGTTCCTGACACAGGAAGACCGACTCCATTGGTAGGTTACGCACGTCCATCACGAGGCGCTTCATATCGCCGGCGATGCGTCCCCACTCCTGCTGCGTCAGTGTGCCAAAATCGCCGGGCAGCTGTCCAGGCTTTAACTTCTTCTTCGAGTTCTCGATCATTTCCTCGACGAGAATAGCCTGGAACTGCGTCATGGTATCGAGCACGATGGTCCGATACTTGAGCTTCCCGCGATTGGCCTTCTTGGTGCACCAGAGGAGAATGTTGAGCATATCCTCCGAGGACTCGATGTCCACAACGTCTACGTCTTCAACATCGCTGATGCTATCAGTGCCGTTGTCACGAATGTTGAGGTAGAGGATCGGCTTCGGCCAGGTGGCGGCGAGCGTTGTCTTACCAGAGCCTGCTCGACCATACAGAGCTGTGGAGGTGAAGTAGGTCTTGTCAGCGACCGGTTTAGAGCCCGGCGCCGCATCATCTTTGCGGACGGTAGTTGCCATATCGAACCTCGGTGATTTGAACTGAGTTTATACCACTTCTGGGGTCGCTACGCAACCACTTAATCCTCGGACCGGTCCTTGTCGTCGCTCTTGTGAGTCTGGTCTTCGGTCTGGTACTCACGCTTGAGCAACCACTCGAGGTCAGAGCCGGTAGCCTCCGCTTTGCACAGGGGCTGATAATCGCACCAGGAGCAGTGCCGCTCGATGTTCTGATCCTTCTTGGTGCCGAAATTGTCGGCAATCTCCTTAGCCGTATCAACGAAATCGTCCCAGATATTATCCACGATCCGAGGCTTGATCGGTGAGTAGATGCGGAGGAAACGGTTCCGGCGGTTGTCCTTGGCGTCAGCGAAGAGCTTCTTGAAGTCCTTAGGATCCTTCTCCTCCTCACGGCACCACCGGCGCAGCCTGCTCGGTAGCGTGTCAATTCGTGCTTGAGAGACCTTGCCGGTCTTGGTAGTCTGCCCCGGAACGTTGCACGGCTTGCTGCTAACATAGTCCCACAGGATGCCGTCCATCGGCTTGAAGCCCATTTCCTCCAAAGCCCGGAAGTAGACCGCAGCCTGCACCGACCGCCAGCGTTCATCCTCACTCGGTAGGCGCGAGAACGTCTTGTGCTCCATCAACCAGCGCATACCCTTTGACCGCACGACCGCGTCGATCTTACCGGTGAACCAGATATCCGTGTCGAGCTCGATGCGAAACTCATGCTCGCTGCTACGCCCGCCGTGACGGATCGGCTTGACGGACCCCTCGTAGTGATCGAAGTAGTCGATCATGATGTCTTTGAGGTCCTGGATGATGTCGCCATACATTTCGCGCTCACGGCGGAACATGGCTCCCTCATCGATGTTGATCTGCTTGAGCACCTTCTTCCAGTTCTCGCCCTCGAAGTCAGCCTCGATGATCCTGTGGACAAGGCTACCGAATACGAGCGGGCGCTTGCGCTTGATCTTCTGAAGGCCGAGCACGAACTTGTTGTGGAACGCACGGCGGCAACGTCGATAGGTCTTGACCTTCGACTGACTGACGTTGATCTTGCCGTCAGCGGTTAGGACCGCACTGTGGTCGTGGGCGGGTGCATCATCAAGCGGCGGACCGCCGTTGTGACCGAAGCCTATGCCAACTCGCGCTGCCGCTTCTTCGGTCGGTGACGTGTTTCCTTTGCGGCGCCTTGCTGCGCGACGATCTGCGACTGTTCTTCCAGCCATTTTTTGAGTCCCTTTCCTTTCGACCATGCGCCGATCTTAGCCTCTGCTTCGATTGGTACGTTAAGCTTAATATCGAAATCATGCAACAGCTCAGGCTCCGACATAATCTCGAGCATTCGGTTGTAGACAAACTCAGCCTTGTCTGCGCGCACCTCAACCAGCACGGCGTCATGCACTGTGCCGACGAGACGGAACCACGTCTTCTTGAACTCCTTACGCATCTGCAAGGCAGCCATGAGGTTGAGCTCGTTGGCGAACGACTGAATAGGCGAGTTGATCGCCTGTCGCTGTGCTTCACGACGCTCCGGCGTATCACGTCCTGAGGCCGCCGCGGGCAGTCGACGCTTACGACCGCTGAGTGATCGCACGTAGCCGTTGACCTGAGCGAACCTGCGCTGCTTATCGTGCCATGCTTCGAACGCAGGATAGAGCTCGAAGAATGCCTCACGCGATGCCTGTGCTTCATCGTCAGTGACGGTGACACCATAGTTGTCTCGGGCGTAGATCTTGAACTTCTTCCACCACATGCCATAGAGATAGCCGAAGTTGATCGCCTTTGCCTTCTTACGTGTCTCCTTCCAGTCCATAAAGGCTTCGAGTTGTTTCGTCTCAGCCCAGGACTCCACAGTAGCGACCGCTTCATCACCGCCTATCTTGAGGATATACTCGATGGCGTCGCTGTAGTTCATCTTCGTGCCGCTATGAAGCTTCGCGGTCTTTATGACTTCCTTGCGATAGCCCGCCCCGCGTTCAATCTCACGAATAGCCGTCTGCCAGTGAGGATCACCGCCACTGTGGAACACGGCGAGTAGGTTGTGCTCATCGGCAGCGTCAGCAGCAAGTCGCAATTCGATCTGCGACAGATCGGCCTCCATCAGCACCCAACCATCAGGCGCAGTGATGAGGCTGCGGATGCGAGGATCCCGGGGAACCTGCTGAAGGTTCGGGTTCTCGCAGGACAGTCGACCAGTTACCGTCCCGTGTAGTTTGAAGGACGGGTGCAGTCTGCTGTGGAGATCGAGGTAAGGCTTCCAGCCTTCGATGAAGAATGAGAGCTGCTGCTTGTGAGCGCGGAACTTGAGCAGGTCGCCGACCATCGGGTGATCGATCTGATTGAGCACGGACTCCGACGTGCTGTAGCCTGTCTTCGTTTTCCATTCAGCCTGAGGCTTGATCTTGAGGACACGGAACAGTAGATCACCGAGCTGCTTCGTCGAGCCCCAGTTGATCTTGCCCTTGTTCGGCCCCTTCTGATCGACGAGCTCAGCCTTGGATGCCCACTTCTCGAGGTTCGCCTCAGCCTTCGCTAGCTCCTCGCGTAGATACGTCTCAGCATCATCCATCTGATCCTGGTTGATGTAGACGCCGCGGTACTCAGCCTCGATGAACATTTGGACGCAGGGCATGAGGATCCACAGGAAAACCTGTCGGACATCATGATCTTCGTCGAGCTCACGCTTGAGGACGAAGTAGAGCTTGCGCGTATAGAATACGTCGTGAGCCGCGTACTTCGCGTTCTTCGGCGACCAGCTCGTCTTCTCCTTGCCGTCGATGTCCCAGTCAGGCGCACCGAGATACTTTTGAGCGAGGTACTTGAGACCGTGACGGTCGTTCTCGTCGATCAGGTAGTGCGCGAGCATAGTGTCGAAGTCGACACGCCAGTTGACGCCGTAGTGGACTTTCATCCAGAGCGCGTCGAACTTGCCGTTGTGATAGATACAGAAACACTCGCGAAGCTTTCGCGTCACGAGCTTGATGATCTTCTCTAGCTTTTCACGGGACCATACGCCCGCTTGATCCATCGGCAGAACCCATTGTCGCCGACGACACCCAAACTGTATAGATACGATCTGAGGTAAGTTGCCGTTGTGCGTGACCTTGTGGTCAGCGATAGCTTGTTTTGATGCGCGCTTGGACTCGATCAGTTCATCGAGCTGCGTATAGAACGGGTAGAGGCGCGTCATTTCGCCGTCGATAGCGACCTTGCCCTTGAGGTCCTTGAGCATCAGCTTGACCTTATCCCACGTATCGACCACGTGATAGTCAAGCTCTCGTTCCTCGGGGATACCGCCGAAGTCGAAGCACTCCCTCAACCGCTGAATGTCCAGCTCGATAGTGTCGATGTATTTCTCATCGTGCAGGGCAATATGCGGATGCAGCATCGGCACTACGACACGCTTCTCATGCTCGATGGGCTTACCGCGCATCTTGCTGATACCGCTCTGCTCAAGGATTGCCTGTAGAGGGCTGTTACCGAGCAACACCACGAAGCGAGGATCCTTCTTCGCGAGCCGCTTGCGGATGAGCGGCGTCGAATTGCGGATCATCGTAGGGGTGACTTTCTTCCCCTCCGGCGGTGGGTCGTTGAGGACGTCTAGCCAGTCGAAGTCTGTGGGATCGAAGCCGGCCTTGTGCATCGCATTGAAGAAGATTGACTTCGCCCGGGGGTTAATGTCGGGGTGCTCACCGATGACTACGATCTTCTTTTTGGGCATACTCTGTTCCGGCTCGAAGTCAAAGGATCCTTGGCTCACGGCATTTCCACAACTTGTCGAGTGAAATGATCGACAATATATCCTGCGGGCGTGACCAGGTAAACTCCCTCGACTCCAGGAAAACACTCATCGTGATCTGGGATCTTGAGTTGATCGAGCGCTGACATATCGCGATAGGGCTTCTCGTAGAATACCCGTCGAACAGTCAGCGAAGTACCAACGCGGATATGATTGACGCAGAAGGGACAAGGACTGTCTGTGCAGTAGAGGTCGACTGCGTGATTGTCCGCGTTGATGAGGACTTGCCCCGCTTTGGTGAGTGCGTTCACTTCAGCGTGTAAGGTCCCACAGTTGCCGGGCACGATACCGGGACAGGCATTGCCGGCGCAGTGAGGAGCACCCGGTTCCTGACCGTTCCAGCCGACAGCGATGGGGTTGTTTCCTTGGGTGACGATTGCACCGACGTTCAGGCGAAAGCACGTGGACCTGAGCGAGGCAATACGCGCCATCTGCATGAACATCACTTCACGGCTTATTCTTCCCATTTCGATAGCCTCCAGTCTTCGATCCATTCACGACGCACGTGGCCGTCAGCAATCCAACTGACCTTGACAGAGCAGCCTGTGGTCTCGAACATCACAGCGGTGACGACGGCTACGATACTATCGTCACCGTCCATAATGACCTTCTCGGTCAGGTTGAAGACGCAGCTGTTCTTCATCAGATCAATTCCCAGTCGGGCTTGAACGAGTGCAGCGAGCCAATCTGCATGACGAAGCGACCCATCTGCACGTCCTTCCACTTCGGGTCACGACTCTGCAACTGCTCGAGCATCCAGACGGCGAGGCGAGCAGTCATGTAGAGGTCATTGCGGAAGTGCTTCACGAAGTCACAGCTGCGGATATGGTAGACGATGTCCAGACGATCGCCTCGCATCATGAAGTGATAGCCGAGAGTGCAAGGTGCTCGCTTGTCACCACCGCCTGTGTCCTCGGGGAACCACATGGGCAAGTAGGCCTGGCGGGTCAGAGGGTCATCCAATAGCAGATCGACGACATCGCCAAGATCGCCATACTCATACATGATGCCGCGCATCGGTTGAGCCTTGCCGACTTGGAAGTAGTCCCTGAAGCGCTGACGCCAGCTCGACTTGTCAGCGGTCGGCTCTGTAACCACGTGAGCATGTTTCGGCCAGTACCGCTCCATGTAGTTGTGGTTGAACTTGCCGCGCCGGTCGAGGAACGACTCTGCACCACGACCCTTGTTCCATGGCCAATTCTTGAACTCGAGGCCCGGGTTGATCGGGGCACCACAGACGCGCTCAAGGAAATGGTTATCAGCCCAAGGAAGATCGGGTTGAATGTCCCGTGCGTAGGCTTCCAGGTCATGCTCGTAGCCATTCATATTGACTTCGAAGTGGGCATGGGTGATTTCGAGACACGCCATGTTAGGGTTGTTGGCAATCTCGACGCCCTGCCATCGCTTACTGTGGACAAGCTCACCATGATCGCTCAGCTGCTCGCGCCAGTGCTGGATCGCGTCGCTAAACCGCTCAAACTTCATTCGTCGTCTCCCTCGGGTTCAACATAGTCGTTCCGGTGTCCAGGATGATTAGCGCGAAGATACTCGACAAGTTCTCGGCGCCGCCGTCCCTTGATACGTTTGTCTGCATCCATTTTAACGCGCAGAGCTTGTGCGAACTTGGCAATTCCGCGATAGTGCTCTTCGCAGACATAGCGCGCTGTCCACTTGATGATCCAGTCATAGAAGTACCGATCCTTCTTCTTGATGCGCTCGAGCTCACGGATAGGATCCTCCATATGAGGGATCGCTGTCACGAAATACTGCGGGTGGACTGTCACGTTCGCGAAGTGACAGCGCATACCGAGGAACTCCATACCCGAAAAGTCGAAACCTTCGAGTAGGACATCGCGGATGAAGATCAGATCGGCGGGGAACTTCTTCAGCAACTCGGTGGTGCGATAGAAGCAGTCGATGTAGTACTGGCCACCCTCGCCCTTCGAGTTGTTACCCTTGACCTGCGTGATCGATACAGCCTGGATGCACGGTCCCATGACCGAGGCTCGCTTCGACTTCTTCGTCGGGTCATTCTTTAGCAGGTGGTTGTAGCAGGTGAAGCTCACGCTGCCGTAGGAAGTCTTCTTGCGTCGTTCGACCCAGAGCTTCTGAGCCATCTCAAGTGACTCTTCATGTAGGTAGAGCCGCTTCAAGTGCGACATCTTCGCACCTGTATAGCCGGCATCCTCCAGGATGAGTGGATCCTCGTGGTCCCACAGGTCGTGAAACAGGATCTGATGACCGCTGATGATCTTGCGGCAACCGCTGTAGAAATCAGCCTCGCGTCGAGAGAGTCGAAGAACCTCTCGGATCCACTCATTCTTCATTACGCCTGCACCTCTTGAGCAGTCATGACTTCGTCGACCGCCGGCTCATTGAAGACCTCGTCGAAGATCGCATTGTCGGAGACAAGATCACGATGATCGGGAGCGACCCAACCGGCGGGCTTGACAATATCGTACTTCGGCGCACGACCAGAGTCAATGCTGCCGTCTCCGTCGCTGGTATCGACTTTCCGAACCTTGGCCATGTTAGCCCGAACGACGCGGCGCCATGCTTCGATGAACGCTGCACGACCGAATTGCAGATCAGCCGTTCCGAGGATCACCCAAGCAGCGTCGACCAGCGAGTCTAGCTGAAGCTCCAGTGCGTTGATGATGTCGCGGCGGTCCTTCCGTCGGATCGCTTCGACGAGGTTCAGCTGCTCGTCACGATACTCAGACGTCTCTTCGTCATGGAACTTCACGCGGAAGTCGAAGAGATCAGTCGGCAGCATGCGAGGCTTACCCGTATACTCTTGACCGAACTTCGCGTGGAAGGCGTTCACGTCGCCGATCATATCGGGGAAGTCGTGATCGCGCAGATGGAGACCCTTGGTCATCATATCTGCCTGTGCGCGTAGCACGGTCGACAGGTAATGCTGCTGGATCGGCTGCATGTTGCGCTCGAAGTAGCCAGGAGTGATGAGCATGTAGCGAATGTCACCGGCCTCCTCGACACGGAAGACGAACGAGGCAATGACCTGGTCCTCTTCGTCCATGACTTCGACCTTGCGTTCCTCGAGCTCACAAAGCTCGATGGGCTCGAAGCGATCAGCCCAGCGTTGAGCTGTGGTTGCACGAAGCTTTCCGTCGTCTCCACGGTAAGCTACGCCTTCGACCCATTCCCCGCTGACAGGGTGTTTGATTGGACACGGCTCCACGTATTCGTAGACGCCGCCGTCCGCATGACGGTGCGTTGGCCTCATTAGTTGGTCTCCTGTTTTAGGCGTCGCTGTAGCACTGAAAGAAATGGACGGCAGCGATCAACCGGTCCATGTCGTCTCCGATGCGATAGACGAAGTGAGCATGCTGTGCAGCCCACAGGCGGTACTCGCGGAGGAGCGCTTCCGCATTGTCATCGAGGAGCTTGAGGTGACGCTCGGTGTCGTGGTCTTTTACCACGTGGCCGTCGTAGTGGCGCTGAGCGTCGCAATAGATAAAGATATGATCTGCTTCGTAGAAAAGCATGCGGCGTCCCTCAGTGATGGGATCGCCTTCCTCACGGAACTTGCCGTAGATCGAATTGGATATGACAGGATGGCGAACGAACAGCCTGCCTTCCATCTGCTCATACGTGTCTACGCGCGCGTTGATTTCATCGTCTGACTTTGGCGGCCCTTCACTTTCTTGAACAATCAGGCTCATATAATCAGCCATTGCGTGAGCCAGAGTGCTCTTACCTGAATTGTCGTGACCTTCAATAATGATTGCCATGGAAACCCCCGGTTGACGACCGTTAAATGTTTTGACATATTACCGGTGTTTTTCGCCAGTGTCAACCGGGGGTTGTCTTGTCTGCCAAACGCTTGAAGGACTTCTATTCCGTCAAATCGGCTGCGGCCGAAATCGGGATGGATTACATGGCTCTGCATCAGCGGATCCACCGTGGTACAGTAGCCGTCGAGCGTCCCGCCGACAGGATCATCCTAATCTCGAAAGAGGAGGTTGAACGACTAAAGGCTGAGAAGGCGGGGGGTACTGCGTCGTGCTGATTACTGACATTTGGGCAGATCAGCCCGGCAAATTCTTCTGCATTTCCACCAAGAAACAATCCCGCAACGGAGGCAAAGGGATCTGGAAAGATCACTTCTTCACGAAGGATGAGTTCGGGACTATCCGCGGCTTTCTCCGTGACCATGCGGACTGTGACATTTATTTCTGCCCGCACGGGTTCAATCGCCGCGTTCGTCAGAAGAGCGAGGCTATTCTACCGAACCTCCTGTGGGCTGACCTCGATCACGCTGATCCCACAGATGGGAAGATGAAGCCGAAGCCGAGTGTCGTAATCGAGTCTTCGCCGGGAAGGTTCGTCGGCCTCTGGTACTTGAAGGAGCCGGCCACAGAGTCGATCAATCGCAGGCTAACCTATCACCTCGGCGCAGATCATGGCGGCTGGGACCTTACTCAGGTGCTGCGTTTCCCCGGCACTCGCAACTACAAGTATACCTCACAGCCTCGAGTTCGTGTCCTCTGGGACGACGGTAAAGTCTACAGTCTCAAGACGATTGAGAAATACCTACCGCCTGAGGATCCTGAGGAAGAGTCCGAGCATCTGTCGCCTGCCGAGGTATTCGAGCAATACCAAGGAAAGCTACCTAGGTGGGTTCGTCGTGAACTCATGGCGAAGAAGATCACTGGTCGCATGGATCGCAGCGAAATGCTGTGGAAGCTTGAGAACGAGTGCATCGAGGCAGGCATGACTGTCGAAGAGGCGTTCGCTGTCATCCGTGGTTCCGTATGGAACAAGTTCGCTGGTCGACGCAACGAGGAAACACAGCTCAAGCGTGAACTCTCGAAGATTGTTGAGGAGCACTTCAAAGAAAAACCGAAGGGCTCTGACAAGCGACGTATGAAATCCGATGAGGAGGAGTCCCGCGAAGAGAAGGAGCCCTTCACGTTCGGCCTCAAGCTCGAAAGCATGGACGAGATCCAGGAAGAACAGATCGACTTCATCTGGTATCCCTATCTTGCTCGCGGCGAAGTGTCGATCCTCGAAGGTGACCCTGGTCTTGGGAAGAGCTATCTAGCCCAGATGGTCGCAGGGTCAATCGCTACGGGTAGGAAGCTGCTATCTGTGAAGCGCGGGGTACCAGCCATCACAGGTCCTGTCATCTACTTCGACATGGAAAACAGCGCAGGATCCGTCACTAAGCCTCGTCTGACGCAGAACGGTTTCAAGGACCTATCTGGTCGGTATCATGTTGTGCAGCAGGCTTTCAGCATCGACGATGAAGAGGCGCTCGATGTCGTCTACGACTGGTGCGAGGAAATCAAGCCTGCTCTGCTCGTCTTCGATACGCTCAACATGTATATCGGCAAGGCTGACACGCATAAGGCCTCCGAGGTTGCTCAAGCGTTCAGCATCTTTATGCAGATCGCCAAGCACTTCAACTGTGCCGTTCTCGTTCTTCGGCACTTGACCAAGGGAGGAGGCGCGGCAATCTACCGCGGACAGGGATCGGTCGGTTTCGCAGGTGCTGCTCGTTGCGTTATCTCTGTGGGTGTCGATCCCGATGATACTGACACGAAGGCCATGGCGATCACCAAGCTGAACTACGCCAAGGCCCCACAGGCATTGACCTTCAGAATTGAGGAACGTGACAAGGGAGCCTCCGAGTTCGTCTGGGGCGAGTTCGTCAACCTATCCTCGCAAGAAATCATGGATGCTGCTGCTAATGCTCGTGAGGAAGGCAAGCAGGGTCAGGGCATACAGGATGCTATGGAATTCCTCGAGGCGACGATCACCGGTAAAGCTGTAGAGCTCGATAAGCTGTATAGGATGGCTGAGAAGCGATCAGTGCCGAAGAAGATGGTCGACCGTGCAGGCTCGAAGATGAACGTCAAGAAGCGCAAGCGCAAAGGCGTCGAGCTTTGGGAAATCGAAGAAGAGGAATAATATACCACTGGTGGCAATTAGACGATTGACGCCATCACCCACTAGTGGTACGTTCATCGTGTCGCAAATCACTGCGGCCGTGTGAACGAGGACCATCATATGTCAGAAAAGCTTGCCAAGCTTAATCGTCTCCGCGCTAACGCGGGGAAATCTGAACTGAAATCCTGGAAAGCGTCCCAGGAAAAACTCGACGAGGCAATCACCAAGCTCGAGTCCGAAGGCTTCACCGATGTCCTTCCCGGCGCTAATCCCGATGCACCGCCTGTGATCGAAGATCCTGAGGTCGCGAAGGCTCGTCCCGTCGAAGAACCGCCGGCTGACGAACCGAAGACGAAGGACGGTAACGGTCCAACGAAAGTGAAGCCCGGTCTCGGTCGAGGGCTGCACGATGAGAAATACGCAGCCCACAGTCGCAAGGCCATTCAAGATCATCGCCGTGCCGAGAAGGCCGCCGAGAAGGAGAACAAAGCGAAGCTCTCCCCGGAGGACAAGGCTCAGATCAAGGCCGAGGCCAAACTGCGTAAAGGCGAGGTCGATCCCAAGAAGGATCCCAAGAAGGCAGCTCGCCAGAAGAAGCATATCGAGGAGAAGCAGGCCAAGCGAGCGGCCGAAGGAAAGACCTCGAAGAAGAAGGAGATCGGTAAGGAC